ATGCAAACTCATCAAGGAAGATGATGTTGAATGACATACCTCGAACTGCTGATGCTGATGTAGATGCTGCTATGATCTTGGAACCATTTTCCAGTTCCATTGATCCTTTGTTCCAAGCAACGATGCCCTGCTGCATCCACCTCGGCAAGTTTTCATACGCCAGTTGTAGTCTGCCGAGCAAATCTCTAGCAGTCGCTGCTTTGTTTGCGAGTATTCCAATATTAACGTTATCGTTGAAAATTGCGTAATGTAGTAAGTAAGATACTACGGTTGTAGACTTACCAGTTTGACGTGGCATTTTACAGATATTGAATCTGTGTTTGTGGAAGTTTGAAATCAACTTCTCCTGAAAAGGATACATTTCAAAGTTGACCAAACCCTCATCCACGTTCACAATCTTGATATGATTGTGTGTGAAATAAACTGGATCATCCTTACACTTTAGGAACTCTGCAATATGTTCCTTAGTAAATTCTTGTTGTGTATTTGCTTTCTTTAGATTCGGATTACCAAGATAGATATCACTTGTTGCAGACATAATTTATTTTCCGTACCACGGAGGCATTGTATTTGTGCCATCTAGACCATTATCTTTTCGCCATTTTTCTACTGCTCTTTCCTGTGAATCTCTTGCATTTGATAAGTTTTTTCCTAATTGACTTTTTCTATTACCTTTGTAATTAGCAGCACCTTTTACATCAACTCGTCTACGTGCAGGTGTACCATCAATCTTTTTCCCAAAAGAAGGTTGTTCTTTTTTACTCATAAAATTTTTTATTATTCCAGGTGCCTTAGATAAAGCATAAGCACCAGCAGTTACGGCTGCAGTCTTAAGAGCAGGTGCCCAGATAGGAGAAGTAAGAGTAGCTGTAGCAGCAAGTTCTGTGAAATGCTTAAATGTTATTCCTTCTTTTACATCTTGATTATCATACCCTGATGTAAATGCACTTAGACCAGTCTTTGCAGCACTACCTATTTTACTAACAGTCTTGTTGATAGCATCTTTACTAGGACCTTTGATTTTTTTGAACTTATTTTTCTTTTGTGAATAAGGGTTTGGTTTTCTCGGAGGTTTTACCTCAGTATCTCTTGTGCCACGATTAGCAAGAGTAGAACCTTTATCGTCACGTTTTACTATAGCACTAGATCTCTTCTGAGCATTGTCACCCTTCTTCTTATCTTTTACTTCAGTTGCTGTTACATCAATGATAGGACCAGACTTCTCGATAGATGATCTATCCATTATACGAGTTTCTTTCAAGGCACCTGCAGCAATGGCAGCATCTTTCTTCTGCTTTAGATTTTTTAAAGCATACTCTAATCTTTTTTTCTTTCTTACATTAGAAGGTTTATTTCTTCTTCTAATTTCTTCTTGTAGAGTAGAATTTTCCATAAGATTATTTAGATTTTTTACCCATCTCTTTCAACATTTTTTGAAGATCAGATGTGCTACCTACGAACAAAGAATTGTTAGTGACATTCTTAGGTCCGCCTTTATCTTCATCTAGATCCTTCATCTTCTTCTGCAAATCAACAAGTTTGTCTGTTGTATCTGCAACATGCTTGATAAGTTGACCTGCAACTTCATACGCTCTTGGATGTTGTGAATCTTGACATACATCCAATATACCATTGACAGCCTCCTGTCCTTTCTCTACAAGATTATATAATTGAGCACGACTGTACTCATAATCTTTTGTAGGATCATCTTGTTCCTTTATCTTCTTAGAGATCTTTCTCTTTTCTCTGACAATATCTGCTTTCACATCAAGTGCCTTATCTATAGGATCATACTCATTCATGATTGAACCTCCACATCAGTTCCAGATACAGAACTATACTGCATACCATCATTACCAAAGAATGATTTAGTTTCACTAAATCCAAAGTCATCACCAACTTCAATTAGATCACTATCAGCAGCATCAACTTGATTTATAATATCACCAGTATAGTGTTCACTGATGGTGCTACCAAATTGACCTCTACGTACCACTACATTGTTACCATCAATCTCCCTAATATACATGACTTCTTCATTGATTTGAATATAAGTCCTTGTATTGATATTAGCCATACTACTCAATCTAATTAGAGTTTTTCTCTTATCTACATCTGCAGTTAGAGTAGAAGCAGTATCATCATTATAATCTTTCGTAGCTTGTGGTGTAACAACATATCTTTGTACTCGTGGTGCTCTGATAGCAGTAGAGTAATCGATCTGAACCTTCTTGATAATTCCGTTCTCGTCTGTTGGAACCTCTTGATAGAAGTATGTTTTACATACAAAATCTAAATCATATTGAATAAATCTTCTATTAGAAAAATCTCCTTCATACTCATCAGTAAAGGATACATTTCTTAGAGTAAATGGTATATCTCTTTTCTCTTCTACTCCCTCCAACATATTGATTGTAACAGCATATGATGGTTGAAAGAATGGTAGTATCTGTTCTATGATTTGTAAAGAATCATCTTGCAACTTAGTAGCAAAACTAAGTCTAAATCCTATATCGTAAGGAACAGGAAGAAACATCTTCTTCTGTTTTGTTTTAGAGTTAGGACTCTTCATTGTAAACTTAGTTATCGGAGATGCTTTCCTTGTAGTGTCATAAGTAAAAGATGACATCTCGAATGATAACCTAGGTAGAGTCAACGCTACGTTGTCATCAAAATTCTGTTGTTGTTCTATTCTTGCTAAGAACCTTTGCATAGGACCGTATGCAATAGGAACTTTTACTTGACTTATAGACTTACCATCACTAGCAAATTTTTTAATACGAATGTTATTGAACAGTGTACCAAAGGCAATAACTGACTTACGTATAGTTTCATTGTAAAAATAAGAGCCTAACATTATACCTCACCAAATGGATTTTGTTCTGTGAAATCTAGAATAGATGTATCAGAGAAAGTTTGTATCTCATCACCAGTGTTTACCACGTCATCATCATCATAGTCAATGCTATTTAGAATGTAGGCTGCACCTGTACTTGAGTAGATAGTTTCACCAACAGCAAAGTTGTCTGAAAGATTTCTTGCCAATAGTGTTCCTGTTGGTTTATCCCATTTAGTTACAAATGCAGTTGTTAGTGAAGATGAACCAGTAATCATATCACCATAGAGGAAGGTTCCAACTCCAACTGTTGATCCAGCACCAATTGTAATTGTAGGTGCAACTGTGTATCCAAAACCACTGTTGGTAACTTGTATATCAGATACAACTCTAGTTGTTGTATTGATGAATGCAGTAGCGATAGCAGTTTGACCACCTGCAGGTGCAGGGGTAAATGTAACTGTAGGAGGAACTGAGTATTGCTGACCTCCAGAGGTTAGAGTTATAACACCGATAGAACCAACAGTTCCAATACCAGCAATTGCAGATGCTCCAGTACCTTGTCCGTCATCTGGAAGGAACTGTACAGTTGGTGTAGAAGTATATCCAGCACCAGGATCAGTTATCTCAACATAATCAACTAATAGTGACTGGAAGTTTCTAGTACCAGTAGTGCTTGTTATTGCAACTGCAGTAGCAGTTCTACCAGCACCTATAGGTGGAGAAATCTGAACTCTTGGTGCATTAGTATATCCACCACCACCAGATATCATATCTATCTTGAAGATAGCACCACTTTCTAGACTGGTTACAGCAGTTGCTGTTGTACCTGCACCAGATAATTTCATAGTTACATTATATCCAGCAGTCTCAAAATCATCGTCAACTTCATTGAGTCCTGTGTTTATCTGTTCATCTTCATACTCAAATGGTTCTAATGTGAGTTGATATGTATAGTTCTCTTGTAATTGATAGAAGTTATGAACATCATCTACATACTTGATCTCAAATAATATATCTCTCAATGGGAAGTAAACCAGATCTCCTTCTAATGGTCTTGTAGGGTCTTTAGATAATCCAGTTACATCTTGTAGTAATGGTTGAATATATTCTTTATATCTTACCTGAGATATCAATACTTTCATCTCAGCAGTTGATCTCACACCAAACTTAGTGAGAAGATTATATCCAGAATCAAAACCTTCATATGATTCAATATATCCTTCTATTGGAAATGCTCTATCAAACTTTGATGTAGTTACCTCACGTAATATAGTTTTAGTATTCACAAAGATACGTGGCATATAGATGAACTCTATGCCATGAATCGATATAGTTTCGTTGATTAGATCCTGTACTAGGTTCTGCTCACTTTTACTACCTTGTAGGAAGAAGGGATTTAATGCCATTATCCAATCATATCCATTACAGGTAATTCAAATTCTGTTTGCATTCTATCTTCTAATGCTTGAATTTCTGCAATACCATCTTCGTAGATCTGTCTACCATTCAGTTCTACACCACCTGGCAATTTGACTCCTTGATATTTGATAAGATTCATACCCCATTGTTTCTTCAATAAAGCAGTGAAGTACTTTTTCAAAAATCTGTCATTGTAAACCTTAGGATAATCATTAGGATCTAATACTCTATAACATTCTATAATAAGATAGTCATCCTCTTTTACACTAGAATAATCAGTGTCAAGATATAATCTGTTCTGTCTTCTATTGAATCTTATCTGCTTATCTGGATGTAATATAAAATCTATGTCTTCAAGATATCTCTTTGTTTGAGTATAACTCAAGAGTTCCATAGAACTAAAGTAATATATCTCGTTCAAAAATATTTGATACGTCAAGTTGAACATGTTAGACGCTATGGCACGACTGTCAACTTTCCAAACCTTTTCAATACCTATAACAGCATCTGGTACTTGAATAAAATTCTGTGTCTCTACAAAATCAAAAGTAGTGGTACCTATGCCAGTGATGGATACACTAGGACTAGTTGTAGTAGTAATACCAAGAGAAGTTTCAGCACCGTCTTGACTACTTGCCTGTATGGTATCTGTAAAATCTTTTGTTATTTTGTGCTTCAAATACATCTTTTCAACACCATCCATATGACGGTCTTGATAAAGAATAATGGCATCATCTAAAGCATCTTCGATCTGCTCGTCAGCAACGTTGATCTCCAAGACAGGATAACCTAACTGCCTTTTAGCATAATCTACTAATTCCTGTCTTGTAGCAGGGTTCGCCATGTTATAACCTACTTTTTATGTATTTATGAACGTCTTATACAAACATCTATTTGATCACCAACATTTGCAGCAACAGCATCTGCAAAGGTAACAGCAGGGTCACCAATAGAATAATCTACTGTAGGTGTCTGCTGAACACCATTGATAAACACCTGCATATTTTCTTCTGTTATAGTTGTAGCAGTTGGTGTAAAGTTTACTTGCTGATCTGTTGCTGTAAAAGCATCTTCAGCATCATCACAAACAATCTCTACATGATCACCTTCAGCACATGGAGCAACTAATGTTACAGGTGCAGCAACACCATAATCTGTACCATTCCTCAGTTTTGCACCATTTACATATACCCTAAAAAATTTCTGAGCAGCACTAGTACCAGTCAGAGTAAAGAGTGTTTGCCCTTCTGTTGCAGTAAAATACTCCTCATCAATAGTATGATTGTAATAAACTACAGTTCTAACTTCATCTCCAACAGTAGTACCATTCTCAAGGGTTATTGTTGAGTTTGATGATGCAGTAAAATCTTTTGTTGCATTACCAGCACCAGAAGGTCTTTGTTTGAGACCGTTGATGAATACCTGAACACTTCTGGTTGTAGTGCCATCATTATGTGGATGAACTGTAGTAAATGCAGTTTGACCTTGAGTTGCAGTAGTTACACCAGCAGATATAGTTGTAGCAGTACCTGTAGCACCTCCACCACCTGATAGAGTCTTGAAACTGAGCGTTCCCGAACCATCTGTAACAAGAGCTTGGTCTTCACTCCCGTCACTTGACGGGAACCTAAGTCCAGATATGGTTGATATACCAGTTGAATATACATTTGCATGTATTGCATTATTTGAAAATGTAGCGATACCAACTGACTTTAGATTATCTACCTCAGTGTGACCGTCTACATCAAGACCTCCTGTAAGTGTACTGTCACCAGCAACAGAAAAGTTTGTGCTATTTAATAATTGAAATGAATCAGATCTTAGTCTTGCTGTTATAACATTTGAACCAGCTTTCTTATTGGCAAATTCGATGAGACCATCTTCAGTTCCATCTGATGCATCTTGTATCTTACCTGTTATTTTTGCGTATACTATCTTCTGATCTGCATCATTCTCACCTTGGAACTTTATCTGTCCCATATAGTCAGCATCAGCAGCAGAAGAACTATTCCTATAGAAATCAAGTATAGGTCCTGCACTACTGTCAGTGCCAGCATCAGTTAGATAAACGTCTCCAGTGAATGTAGCGTCATTAGTAAATGTAAGTGCACCTGACACTGTATCAGTAGCATCTGATCTTACAAATGATCCTGAACTAACACCGTCTAAAGTATCAGCGTCAAGACCTGACCCTGCTCCATCTACAGTTTTTAAAAGTGTAAGAATTTCTGATGCAGTTTGATCTGCGGTAGCCGCACTCTCTATTCCATCCAATTTTGAACCATCAGATGCTACGTCTCTACCGTCTACTGTGCCTCCAAGAGTAATATTGCCAGATACATCAAGTGCTCCATTTGCATCTATATTACCTGTAAATGTCGATATTCCGCTTACTGCTAAATGCAGTAGATGCCCACCTATTTCTACTATTGATGGACTGCCAGTATTGATCTCTGTAAATAATTTTCCGTCATAAGTGTTGAGAGCTAATTCTCCAAGCTCTAACTGGGCGGTTGTTGGTGCGTTCCCTGATACTGCAGAACGCTTTATCTTAATTGTAGGAGCAGCCATTTAATACATTCGGTATATACCTTAAATCTAACTGTATGTACAGTCAAGGATATTTATGTTATAATTAGTGTAGGTGCTGATTATGATGACAAAAACACTCGCTGTGCTAACGGGACCGCAAGGTTCGGGCAACCACCTCTGGTCTAAAATATTCTCATTACACGAGGACGTTTTTGGTTGGAAGAGTCTACTCGATAATTATTGGGAAGCTCACCGTTTTTCAGAACCCTTTGCTGAGTATTGGAAGGATCCGTCCACTCTGCATAAATTTGACTGGTCG